AAACGTCTTCTCTTTGTTTTTGACCAACATCAATGTTCTTAATAATCTGTTGTGTTAATTGATTATTAGCTGTGATGGATTCTTTAATAGAATTACCCATTGCTGTTGTTAAATCAGCAAAAGGTTCTGCTTTTAAGTCCTTAGATTTATCTGGACTTTTAAATGTTTGGGGCTGTGCCCACTGAAATCCTGAGTTTGTCATAGTTATGGTCCTCCTAGACCTGTCCATCCTTTACTTGTAGATTGTCCTCCCATCCATTGCAACATACTTGCATTACCGCCACCATCTGCTAGTGAACCAAACGCACCACCAAAGTCACCTGTAGCTACACTGATAGCTAACTTAGCAAACTTCAATGTATTATTATCTTTAGTATATGTGATACCACGTTTAGCACCAACACCTACACCAGCTTTAGCAATAGCTTTAGCTTCATTACCTTGTAATTCTAATAGAGCTGAATTCTGTAATGCACTAGCTCTTTCTCCAGAAGTAAATCTTTTCAGATTCTCTGCTTGGTACATCTTAGATAGTAACATTAAACCTTCGTTACTTCTACCACCTCCCCTTCTACCAGTTCTGCTTCTACCTCCTTCAACAACTGATCCACTAGTAGCTTTCAAACGTGCTAGATACTCAGATGTTTTGTATACTCTACCTTGTGCTTTAATACCTGCATTAAATACACCTTCAGAAAGTTTGTTAGAATACCTACGTATAGCTAAATCTCTAAACTTTGATGATGATGTACCTAAGTTATGTAGTTGGTTTCCTTGAGCCAACTGGTTATGCGTAAGGTTCCGCTGTTGAGCGTCTGCCTTATCCTTATTGGGGGTACCAAATATGCCGTCAAATAGTCCCATTTGTAAATTTTATAAAAGTTAAATTGTTTGGTCCATAAGAAATTTCTCCCAAAATTCTGAACCCTAAAAATTTAAGTAGTTTTAAATGAACTATGTTACGTTCATCTACTATGTTGTGCAAGATTTTTTCTTGTCTACTGTCAACATATCGTTTAGCTTCTCTAGCAAATGTAATAGGATATTCATGTATTGCGGGAGTACATAGCATCCATATTGTGCCGTCTGGTTCTACACCAGCCATACCAGCAGTCTTGCCGTTAGGCACTGTGAAGTACACGCAGGAGAGGTTCTGAGCTGCCCAAACTAGCCTTTCCATAGGATCTAGCCCGTGCCCCTCTTCAACCTCTCTCCGGTCTTCTGGGCGTAAATTAGAGGCCACTTCTTTAGCAGCCTCTATTGTTGCAGAGTGAATATATTTAGACACGTTGATAGAACATGGGTGAATAGTCTCCTTCCCATGACATTGAATGCAATGTGGTTGGAGCAGGGTGACTAGATTTAAGTGTTATATCTACATTCTTATTCTTTTCATATACAGGTATTGTTTTAATTACTTCAGCTACATATGGAGCATCAGATATATTATATTGATTCAATGCGGCAGACTCATACACTTCAGTATAGTCAGCTCTATCTACTCTAGACAAAGTAGTTTCATATAGACCAACTTTACCAAAGCTAAGATTGATTCTATGTAAAATTAAAGAAGCATTAACATCTGCTATAGTTCTATTTCCTTCCTGTTTAGTACTATATATTGTAGGAAACTTAATATTGTATTCATATAAGTATCCTATATTTAATGTAGCACTAGACCAATCTCCAGGTACAGTAAAGTCATCGCCATTTATAACAGTACATGCTGCATACCTACCTACTCTTGTAGAGTTAGTATTATTATCAACAAGTACTAGTGCACCATTAGGTGATGTGACTTGATCTATCCAATCTGATTGGTTTGTAAAGGTAGTTATTTTAGTAGAAGAGTTGTAAGATCCTCCACTAACTGTTGTATAGTTATCTAAATGTAGTAGATAATTAATACTATCTTGATCAATACTAATGTCAGCGTCTGCTTGTACGATACTCATCTTCTGTAAGAAGTTATCTGTATCTAAAAAATAATAATCATCATCAATAATGAAATGATATTTAATTGGATTATTTAATTTCCATTTAAACCATGCAGCTTGCTGTCGTTTGTCTCCTAACTGGAAGTACTTAAATCCATATACTATATCTGAGTCAGTCTTTCCAAACAATACTAATTGGTTTTCTCTTGAATTAGTTATTAAATCTATATCTTTAGGTAATAGAGAAGGTACAAGTTTACTTGTTTCCCCTACCATAGGCTCTGACTCTCTAGCAGTATTAATCATTTCATTAAAACGACTATATTTACCAGAGTTGTCTATATAACCTATTGATACTCCCATAGATATAGGAGGTATATCAACATTATAATTATATGTTGCTACACTTTTTAACTTAGCAGTATCAGGATTTAATATAGTATCATCAGAAGATAATAAGAATTGTTGGTTACTACTGAATACTAATAAACCTGCATTAATATCTATTCCATCAAACAAATCTGATGGGAACATAGAACTACTAGCTATGTCTATAGGATCAGATGTAGATACAGCTAAAGCAGTTTTAGCCCAAAAATTAGGTGCTCCTAAAGTTCCTGGTTGACATGTAACAACATTTTCTCCTGACAAGAATGCCAGTCGATTACGGAAGAATAAAACTTTATTTATTTTACCTCCTACAAAAGATGGGATAGCATTAGTGTTATCATCTCCTACTGTTCTATCAGGATATGAAAATTGTTTAACAGTAAATGTAGTTGAAGCTGTACGCTGTATAACGTGAGGCATTGTAGATGCATCGAAGCTTTTAACAATACCAGGAGCTGCTACTTCTACCCATGAACCTGGACCATCTTTACTATTCTCACCTTCAAATTTTAAATAGTAATCATCATCTTCTGACTCTTGAGAATTACTAACTTTAACTAAATAGCCATCTCTACATTGACTAGGTAAAAGAGATACATCATTAACAGAAGACTGCATAACTCTCATTAAGTCTTTATCTAGCACTTCTATTTGAAAAGCACTACTCTTAGTCATGTAGATACCATTACCAATGACTGTACATGTAATACCAGTACCTGATAATTCTGCAACTATACCACCTATAATAGTATCAATAGTAACAGCTGAATCAGCATCGAATGGAGTTGGTGCAGGACGTACTGCTTTTATATCAGCTTTAGTTGCTACAGTTTCGTCATCTTCAACTTCTACTGTATAGTTATAATTTGTTTTAGCTTGAGTTAAAGTAACTGTAGTTGTGTCCCCATCTGTCCAACCTTCTCCACCATGTAATAACTGTACTTGTCTATTATATGAGCAGCTGTATAAATTGTGTTGAGGTTGAGGGGAGTTAGTATCGTCTTCACTAGCAAAGTTACCTTGTTGTCCTAAAGCTGTGATACGGAATATAAGATTCTTTTTAGAACCACTAGTTACACTGAATACTTGTGTGCCAATTCCAGGACATGTACCTGTACCACCGCCTTCATCTAAAGTATCTGATTGTATTTTTAATCTAGTAGCTCTAGTTAAGTTTGTAGTAGTTTCACTATTGTATGCATTAAGAGCATACTGTCTACCATTTTCTGTTCTTAATATTTCTACATATGCAAAGTGAGTATCAGAAGCACCAGTAGTAGTACCAGTAGTAGCTACTGTTGTATCTCTATTATTAACAAATGTAGTATCATTGATAGTTAGAAATTGTACATCTTCTGTATTAGAAGCAGATAGATATGCTTTTATAGCTGTCTCTCCACCAGTACCATAAGCTGTAGTCATCTTAGTACCATCAGAACATCTCCAGACATTCAATGTACCATCTGTTTGTACTTGTCCTATGTATGATCCTTCTGTCTCATCTCTGTAGTAGTGAAACCAAGACCCACCAGAAGCTACAGAAGCTAATGGTGCAGTACCTATACGTTTAGATCCAGGTCTCTTATATAAACCATAAGTAGCATCTGGTATAGCATTAATTGAATCAATTACCTGACCTGGAAACTTTCTTTCATCTGGTTGTTCAGATATACCACCTGTATAGTTTGGTATACTTTGTGTAATTGATGCCATTATCTTCTAAGTGTCCTCCATGGTTGGAAGGTAGTAAAGGATGAATCTTCAGGGAAGTTAAACATACTATGATTACCTTGATTACATTCATACTCTAAGCAGGTAGCTCTAGCTAATGCTTCTTGTTGAGCTAGTAATCTAGCTAATTGAGGATTACCTACTAGTTGTGTAGCAGCTCTAGTAGAAGCTTTATATACTATATATCTTTTGAATACTTCAGGTAAGTCTTCATAAGTAAAGAGACGTGTGATGTCTAGATACATTTCTGTAACATCATCCCATACATCTGTGTGATCATACTTATCATATAGAAACCCACCTCTTTTAACTACATCATAATGCTTTCTAGACCAGCCTTCAGTAACATCCATCTTTAGAATATCGCTACCTATAGCTATCTTATTTGTAGTTGAATCTGGTGTATACTTAACATGCTTTTCTGTGTTGAAATGCCAGCCTTCATTTTGTACATCTACATTAGAGTCTCTTAATAAATTATATATGAAGGATATTTCTGGGTTAGTAAATACTAAAGAAGTTACTGGTGATTGACCAATAGCTCCCAAGATTGCATTTACAGCGGAGAGTTCGGTCTCGGTATCAGTTGTCGTGGAAGCCATAAAATTATATAAAAAAAAAGGGGAGCGTTAACTCCCCGTATGTACATTAACCGAATGCAGCGGGCTTTGTAGCTGTTCCACAGAACAACTCAACAGAAGCAGCAGGGTTAAGATAGTCAGCCCCCATTGCGAGCCTTCCTAATATAACATCTCCTTGGTAGATGACTGATACATCTCCTGATGTTACTTGGACTTGAGGTCCAATTGCTTCAACAACACCAGCGGCTTCTTTCTGGAAGATAAGTCCACAAGAGTTGTTAAACTTAGCTTCTTGTCCGTAGTCGTTTACTGTGTCATTGTGCTGATCGCCCATAGCGTTACCAACGAATGAACCTGTGTTACCAGGATCAGTTGTACCAGGAGCAGTTGAGGATGCAGAACCATACTTAGTACCGAACTTACCAAAGAATGGTATGTTCATTGACTTGTAGATCTTGATACCAGCAATCTCGAATACACCCTTACCTGATTGTAGGGCATCTCCTTGCTCGTCTCTGTTTACTAGGTAAGCACCAATTCCAGCACCATCTAGACCTTTTATAAGTGCATAGTATTGACGTGGGTTTAGTACTCCAACTCTTCCTTCAGTACTTACACCCTTCTCATCTAGTGCAGCTGCAGCATCATAGAATGCAGTCACTAACTTGTCAGGATCATAAGCTTCAGCACCAGAGTTAGTTGCTGTACCTACTTGAATCTGTGTTCCACCTGGTTCAACAAAGTTAGTCTTTGTTACAGGACTTGCTTTACGTGCAGCTTTTGAAATTGCACGGAAGATTCTACGGTCATAGTTCTCAGCTAGAGCATAACCAATCTTCTTAGATATTTCTCCACGTAGATCATAATGAGAAAGTACTTCGTCTAATTCGTAAACGAAAGCTGAACTAATAAGTAGGTCATCTACTGTAATAGTCTTCTCAGCTACTGGAGGTGCATTGTCACTGTTACCTAATATGGACTGACCTGGAGTATGGAACTCACTGTTGGTACGACCAGTGTAGATGAACTGTAAAGATTTCCCGTTCTTTAGGGTTCTCTTTGTGACTAGATCCCTTGCAATTGTATTGCGTTGGAATCCTTTGAACATCTCTCCACTAAATAGTTTAAGGAAGAGTGCTCTGCGTTCTGTTGTTGTAAAGGTAGAACCTGACCTTGTCGCATTATCTGCACCTGGCGCTGTAAGCGAGGTGAGTAGCGACGAATTTTGATGTGCCATTAATATGGATAAAGTTTATATTGACTTTCTTACGTACGTAAATTTTTTTGATCATTTGGTTGTGGTCTATCCCACCGTCTAGACGGCTAATGGTATCCTCCGTAGAGGGCAAAAGCCAATTAGTCAGAGATCCGACATTGAGGTGTCTCTGACCTATGGTAGTTTAAGTGCGTACTTTCTACCATAATAAAAAAGGCTAGCAGTCCGAAGACCACTAGCCATAGTTCGTTGAATCCCTTCACAGGGTAGACAGAGCTTCTTCTAGAGAGATATCTTCATCGAAGGTTTCTTTCTTTTCTTCATGCTCTTCTGGTTTGTTGTGGTGAGATTCGGGTTCTGGTGACAGGGATGTGACATAAGCGTTCATCCCTGATGTTTGATGAGCCATCAATTTACTTTGTAGTTTTGGTGTACTCAACGCCACGATATACGTAAGTTACTGTCATGTGTAAAATCCATATACCAAGCCCCGTTCCATGCTTGGGTGTCATGCGCCTCTGATTTAAAGAGGTGAACGGACGTTGATTATTTTTTCTTTAGCATTTCCATTTACGAAGAGCAAGTGCTTTACGAGTAGGTTTACCATTTTT